TTGCCATCAGCCAACAAAGACAAAGCATGACCAGCCTCATACAAAGCTTCTTCATCGCATGGTGGATCAGCAACACGAGACTGCATTTCACCAACTATTTCAAAGCACGACTCGTCATCAGAAACAATCTCTACAGCAAACTGCTGTGGAAGATCGTAACGATGATAGTTATACTTAAAAGAAGCCATAGAAGGAGCGACAAAACCAGGTAGATATTGACGAACATAACCCACATACCAGTCATAAGTATGATACCCAACAGGAAACTCAGGCGAATGAGTATTACCATGCATGGCAGCACACTCCAAAATCGAAAGAGCCAAAGCTCTATGACCAGCATCCGTCACATCACGACAATAAGCCAATTGCGCTAAAAGCGTTTCATCAGGCACAAATGCCACAAAACCGCCAAATTCCTCAGAATACAATGGCATAGCTCGCAAAAATGTAGTTTGCTGCCTGCCAACAAACGCCGGTATAACACCAGACTTAGCACCATCAGTAAGCTCAATTCCAAGACCAGCACAATACTCCGAAATGGTACGGAGATTAAACTTAGCAATAGTACCAGACAAAATGCTCGCGATGACATCATCACCACAAACATTCATCCGCACATCATGCTCAAAATCTTGCAACAAAGCATCTGGAAAAGTATTTTTATAAGCCATAGCAAAAATTCCAACATTAACCAAGGAATTCAACTGACAAGTGCCAATCATGCCAGAAGGATTGCCATAATAACGCTGCCAAACACTATTTCGAGCCAAAACAGCAGGAGTCAACATGGCCAAAATATACGCACGACGCGCATGTTTAAACCATTCAACTCGAGCATCTTCTTCAGCATAAAAAACGTCCATAGCAGCTAAATACGGCTCAGCAAGAGACGGAGTCACAAAAGACTCAAAAGCCTTATAGTCCGCATCTATAAAATGCTCACTATGATTTTCAAGCTTCAAGATCATCTCATGATAATCTACAGAATTAACATCCATCCCAATGGTAGTAGGCAGACGAGTGTTATTTTTTGTGATATAATCAATAAAAGCACCCGTCAACATCTTGCCAATGATCGTCCACTGATAACTCGAAATTTCAAAAGTTCGTGTCATTTCTTCAACGACCTTCTTCAACTTCAAAGTTTCATCCTTAAGACAAGGAACAATACAAGCTGCTGGAAACTTGTAGTTCTTCAAATCATCCATTGTCTTATCAAAAACAGCCAAAAATTCAGGATCCCATTCACCACAAGGCTTGTCTTTCGGAGTTAACAAAGCTCGACCCTTGGTGTAGGGAAAACCAGTAGCTTTATCCAACTTCATAGCAGCAACAGCATCCTCTGGTGTCATCATACCTCGGAATTCACAATCCCTGACGTAACGAGTAAAAATCTCAACAACAACCGAAACAGCATAATCACGCTCAACCTTAGTAGCAACACTAGGACAAGGGCGCAAAAAACGTGCCTCACGTTCCATCAAAATCTTCGGACTCTTTCGCGAGATTGCCACAATCCCATTATCCGGAAAATTGGTTCTAGACAACTTTGTT